TTCTTCCGGGGGTACTCCGACTATGTACTGTGGTTCCTCTTAGCAATCGCCATCTGGCACTCGCTTCGTTCGCTTTCAATGTTGGGCTAGGCAACCTTCAGAACTCGACCCTTCGCATGAAGCACAATAGAGAGGATTACGAGGGGGCGGCTGAAGAGTTCAAGAAGTGGAACTTGTCCGCTGGCAAGGTTTTGGCTGGGCTTGTAACCCGCAGAAACGATGAGCGGGCGTTGTACTTAAAGGAGACACCATGAAGCTTTCGCTCCCCTCCAGGACGCTGCCCGATGGCAGCATCGAGCCCGCGCATGAGGTTGAGGCGGTTTGCGCTCATTGCGGCTATGATCTCGATGAAGCAGAGCTTGCTGCGGATTCGTGTTCCGATTGCCTTGAGCCGTTGAACTTGAAGCGTTCGGTCGCGATCCAGATCACTACCGTCCCGGCCGCGTCCGGGGCGACCATGTAGGAGGCCGCATGGCCACCGTCAAGAAGGACGCCATTGCGAGCGGGATCAAGCAGGCCTATGCCAAGGGCCTGAAGGCGTGTCCGACTGCGACGGTGGCCCCATCACTTAGGACATGACATGCCGCTCTTACGACTGTTTCTGAAGCCTGGGATCGACAAGCAGAACACCGAGTACGGTGCAGAGGGCGGCTGGGTTGATTGTGACTACGTGCGCTTTCGGTACGGCTTGCCGGAGAAGATGGGCGGCTGGACCAACTTCAACAACACCGAGGCTTACTTCATTGGCTCGACCAGCGAGGTCTTCACATGGACCGCGCTGGATGGGTCGCCACGCGCGGCGCTTGGAACCAACCGCAAGATCTACGTTTTCTATGGTGGCACGTGGGCCGATATTACCCCCATTCGACACACGAGCACGGGGGTGACGTTTGACACCACCAATGGCAGTACCAACGTCGTGGTCAACGACTCAGGCCACGGGGCCATCACCGGCGACTTTGTGACCTTTTCCAGCGTCACCGGGAACCCTGGCGGGATTACCAACGCAAGTTTGACCAACGAGTTTCAGATTGTTGAAGTCTTAAGCTCCAGCACTTATCGGATCACCTCGCCCGCGCAAGCCAGCAGCACAGCCACCGGAGCGGGAACGGCAAATGCTGCATACCAGATCAATGTCGGCTCAGATAAAGGTTACGTAGACTTTGGCTGGGGCACTGGCACGTGGGGCTTCTTCACCTGGGGCACGCCACGGCCCCCATCCGCCGGCCTGCAGCTCAACCCGCGCGTGTGGCAGTTTGACACCTACGGCGAGAACCTGATCGCGCAGGTGGTCGATGGCGGCATCTACGAGTGGCTCCCTGCTGGCGGCCTTGGCACGCGGGCCGTGGCCATTTCTGGTGCGCCTACGAAAAGCAAGTACGCGCTGGTGTCCACGCCGGATAGGCACTTGGTGTGCTTTGGGACCGAGAGCACGATCGGTACGCCGAGCACGCAGGATCCGATGTTCGTGCGGTTTTCAAACCAAGAGGACATCAACACCTTTGTGGCGACGGCCACGAACACGGCCGGTGGCCAGCGCCTGACTGACGGCAACACCATCATCACGGCTGTCCGTTCACGGGGTCAGATTTTGATCTGGACGGACACATCGCTTCATGGCCAGCAGTATCTCGGTCCGCCCTACACCTTCGGCTTCCAGCAGTTGGGGGCCAACTGTGGGTGCATCGGGCCGCATGCGGCGGCGGACGTAAACGGTGTGGCGTATTGGATGGGCCGTGATGCGTTCTTCATATTTGATGGCACGGTCAAGAAGATTCCCTGCACCGTACAAGACTACGTGTTCAAGGACCTCAACCTCATCCAGAGCTTTCAGGTTCATGTCGGCATCAACACGCAGTTCAACGAAGTGACGTGGTGGTATTGCTCGTTTACGAGCGATTACGTTGACCGCTTCGTAAGTTACAACTACATGGAAAACGTCTGGTCTATCGGCACGATGCCTCGCACGTCTTGGGTGGACATGAACACGTTTGCCAAGCCGATTGCTTGCACTTACTCCGTGGATTCCACGCAAACCCCGACATACGGAAACACGATCTACGGCTTAACTGCCGGCCGCACGCGTCTGTACAACCAAGAAGACGGAGTCAATGCCGTAAACGACCCGATTGAAGCGTACATCGTCTCAGGCTACTTTGACATCGGCGACGGCGACGACATGTTGCTCATGAGCCGATTCATCCCGGACTTCAAGAACCAGGTTGGCAATCTGACGGTCAGGCTGTTGCTGCGGGCGTTCCCGCAAGCCAGCGCCAGCCCCAGTTCGCTTGATCCGTACGTTATCGCTCCTGGTACGGAAAAGGTGGATACGCGGGCGCGAGGGCGACAGATCCAGCTTCGCATTGAAAGCGATGAGTTGGACAGCAACTGGCGCTTTGGCACGATGCGGGTTGACATACAAAAAGACGGCCTTAGATGAGCAAGATCAACAACGTCCGGCTGCCCAACGCGGCTCCACGGGAGTACAGCGCAGAGCAGTTCAACCAGCTCATACGTTCGCTCGAGCAGGTCGTCTTTCAGCTCAACAACACCTACACCCCTGTTGTCAGCGACAACATCGCGGCGGCCGCCACGTGGTCCGCGAACCGTGGTGCAGGCGGCGGGTTTGCTGGTGGGATTCGAGGGTTCCAGAACAGCAACGGCATCATCTTGCCCAATGCGATGATGATCTCCGAGGATGATCAGGCCAACGCCAGCATCACAGGGGAGAATTTGCTGACCCTGACGCCGGCGTTCTCCAACGGCATCACGGTGACCAACAACAGTCGCATCAAAGTACCATGCGCTGGGCAGTACCTAGTGACTTTTACGCTCCAAGTGACCAACCGTGGCAACACGGCGGCGGAGTTCGAGGTCTGGGCCAAGGACACAGGCGTCAACTATGCCTTGAGCAATACCCGTTACGACATCCCGGCTCGTAAGAGCTCTACCATCTGGTCGCATGTGGTCCCGACGGTTACCGGCATTTTCACCGTGGACAATCCGGCCAACGATTATCTGGAGATCGCGTGGTGGTCCGACAGCCTTGACGTCTATCTTGAGCACTACGCAGCGGGCACTTCCCCCACGCGCCCGGCCATCCCTTCGGTGATCCTCACCATCAACTTCGTATCGGCGATGTGACATGGCCAACAAGTATCTGCGCAAGTACGCAACACCGGCCGCCACAACGGAATCGACACTTTACACAGTGCCGGATGCCAATGTAGCGGTCGCCTCGTCCCTTCGGGTGACCAACGAGAATGCGAGCACTACAAGCTTGACGGTTGCCGTCTATCCTGGTGGTGGCGGCACCAGCTACAAGCTTTTGAAGACCTATGCGCTGCCCACGAATCAGACGATGGACGTGTTGTCGGGTGTTTCGTGCATCTTGGAAGCTGGCGATGTCTTGAAGGTGACCTCAAGCGTTGCAGACGTCGATTTCTGGCTTTCCTACCTGGAAATTGACCGGACTTGACAGTGGACAGGGCCCTATGACCTATCAGATAATCTCAGCCAATCTCGCGTCCTTTCCCGGCGCGCAGCCCTCGCTAGGGCTATTGGCCAGTCAAGGAAAGGAACATCATGGAAAATGAAGGGATCATGGCGCTCCCTATGCCGGGGCCCGAGGAACGCGGATCACGGGCCGAGCGGTCGACCGTAACGAGCACTGACTCTTACGATGCCGCGCTGACGGCGCTTGGCATGGCCAATCCTGATGCATTGGCGGGGCTCCAAGGGGAGCTCGGCCAGTCCTTGGCCGGCATTGAAATCGCCCCGGAGGAACTCAGCCTCATCATCCAGATGTTCGAGGAGCTGATCAACAATCCTCGCCGGTACAAAGAGCTTCGTTCGCAGATCATCCAACAGGGTGTTGTGGATGCCGGGGACTTGCCTGAAGAATATGACCTCGAGCTTTTGAGCACGATCCTCGCGGTTCTCAACGAGCTAAAACTCTCGCAGATCCGTGGCGCACAGGCCCCGATGGCGATGGCTCCTGCCATGCAGGAGCCTGCTCCTCCCCCGATGCAGATGGCCGAAGGCGGCTTGGCCGACATGGCGCAGTACCTTGCGTCCAAAGGCCGCCGTGGCGACACGATGCTTGCTCACATCACGCCGGAAGAGGCGGAGATGCTCAAAAGCATGGGCGGCTCGGGGACGATCAATCCTGACACAGGGCTGCCTGAGTTTTTCCTCAAGAAATTCTTCAGTGCCGTATCGAATGTCGTCAAATCCGTCGTCAACGTAGCCAAGAAGGTGGTGGAGAGCCCGGTTGGGCGGGTACTGGCAACCGTAGCATTGGCCACGGTCCTCGGACCTACGGCCTTGGGCGCGACACTTGGCTCGGCAGGCACAGCGGCGCTGTCAGCCGGTGCAGTGACGTTGGCGGGTGGCGGCAACATGAAAGATGCCCTGATTTCCGGGGCGCTGGGCTACATTGGCGGTGGCGGCGACTTTGGAGGCCTCGGAAGCCCGTTGAAGGGGGTTTCGCAATTCCTGTCTCCAATTGCTGCGCCCGGAACTGCCTTGAGCACTGGCTTGAGCACAGGCCTCTTGGGCACTGGCGCAGGCTTGGCGCTGGGCATGAAGCCTGGCGAAGCGCTTCGTACCGGTGCCATGGCCGGGCTGACCGCCGGGGCGTTGCAAGGCCTTCAAGGCCCGCAACAGCCTGCCGGTGCGGCTCCGCAGGACGCGGCGGCGGCACAACCTGCTGGTGCAGAGGGCGCAGTTCCTGCGTCGCCCACCGCCTCGGCGGTTACTGGGACCGGCGCTCCAGGGGCTACGGGTCCGATCGGCACCGCCGCCGAGCTTGGACCTCCCGGAGGTTC